CTGTCTAGATGTCAGCAGAATATTGTAGCGATTGTCTCGCAGCATTCTTAGTGCATCTTTTTGGTATTTGTACAACTCAATTATGACACGCCCCTTGTCTGGATCAATGATGTAAAAATAATTTTCAGCAAAAAACAATAAATTCTGTGCGCACTTTTTTAAATCACGCACCATTTGCGGTGTATATTCATATTCTGCTGTGCTGGTGGGCAGATTTGGGTTGTTGAGATAAAACTCTCTACTTTTTGATGGCATGCATGTTTATTTACATGATGCACATAAATAATCGCATGCAACACAAAAAAGCTAAAAAGCCTATGATGGGTAACAAGCGCGGCAAAGGTGCACAAAATTTGCCACTCATGAAATCAAAAAAACCACTTGCCTCAACAGAAGCAATGGCATTTGACAAGCGCGGGGGTCCTGAACATGTGCAAGGCCTGAACAAAGCAATTGAGCCAACCAGCAAAAAAAATCTTTATTCTCCTGAAAAATTTTCTTTAGGAGTTGAAAAAGCTAATATCACAGCACTAAATAGAAGTATGACTAACAAATCTGCTTTTGATACTCTTTACGAAGAAGTTATGGACAATCCCGCTGATCTCGGCGCCGAACATGAAGATCTTGATGCTCTTGATGTTGATACAGACTCACCTGATGATGACATGGGTGGAGACGAAATTACCATCACATTGTCACGCGAACTTGCTCAACAACTTCATGATGCCATCATGGGTCAACTTGAGAGTGGCATGGAAGATGAAATGTCAGATGAAGAACTTGGTGCAGAAGATCTTGGCGCAGACATGGGCGATGAAGGTGATGATGAAGATACATTCCCTGAAAGTGTAACTGTTGAGCCAGAACCAAAGCCACTTGGCAACAGAGGCGATAAGCTCATGAGCAAAGGCAGCATGAAGGCTGGTGGCACAGTAACTGGCAAATCTGGTGGCAAGCCTGCTACAACTGGAGCCAAAATTACTCTTCAGTCAGAGCCTAAAGAACTCAAGCACACAGTCAATGACGGCAAAGGCGGCAAAATGAAAGTCGGCAATTTGCAGCAAGGCAAGAGCCTTTTTGATTGATCGATTAAACTATAAACACAAAAAAGCGGAGATTTATCTCCGCTTTTTTTTGTGCTTTTTTAAATTGATAATGTTGAGCTGCTGTAATAATCATCCTCTGATGGAAGACTGCGCAGAAAATTATTGGCTACATCAACAGCGTTGATTTCGCTGATCAAATACAGAGGAGATTTAAAATGCTCTTCGTAATTAATTTTGCCGCCACCAATTACATTGCTAGCAGCACATTCTACATCATACAAATTATATGTTTTGGTATCATCCTGAATATGCTGCCAATTCTTAAACTCATTTACAAGATTAAGAGCATAAAATGTTGCTATTCGCTTGTTGATATCAGCAGATCTTGGTGACATTTGCATCATGAGATCACTCTTAACTACTGTTGCATCTTGACGCTCTGGCCAATTGATGCTATCTACTACTCTCCAAAATTCGTTGATCTGATCTTTGGAGAAACGACTTGCGGCGCTACTATGTATTTGCATTTTGTATTTGTGTTTTTCTTAGTTGAAAGAGTTTTTCAATGGTATCTTTGCAGTAAATGATGGGAATTTCTTTCCAATATTTAGTATTGTTGTAAGTATTTGTTGTCAAATATAGAATCTTCATACCCTTGCAATGCTTGCCTGTTGCTTGCTGCATCATGTATGCATAAGTGGACAATTGCAATGTGTAGATGTTGTATTCACAATAATCTAGGAAGTTGAGAGGTTCAAGTAATTTTTCACCAAAATCATTGCTAAACTTAAACTTTTTGTTGGTTTTAAAATCCATCACAAAAAATTCTGCATCATTTTCAAGAATTAGATCTGCTGTGCCTGCAATGCGAGCACCATCATTCCAGAGCAAACATTCTGCTTTCTTTTGCTTGCATTTGAAACCTTCACTTGCTCTATTGAGACTCTTGATGAGGTCATTATATTCTTCAGCCACTTCACCATATTTGATGTAATCTTCCATGGCTTTGTGATAATTTTTACCTTTTTCTTGTGCTTCAACTGTTATGGTCTTCCACAAGTTTTTGATGGCCTCTGGCGTGGTATCGTTCTTTTCAGCAACTCTTGCTGCATGTGCATCAGTATCAAATGGCTTTTTGAAAGTATTTAAAAGAGTAGTTACACTGATGTATTCTACATCAAATGCATTGTAGTATTTGTGATTGACCTCGTCAAATTTGATCATTTATAAATGTAAATGATGATTTTTAAAAATCAAGACTGATCGTAACCATATTCTCCATAAACACCAGTATTAACAGCTCTTTGATCATAAACTTTGTTGATGCTGTCTGTGCTTGCATCACCAGGATATGATTTTGGTTGAGATTGTTGCTGCATTCCTCCAGACAGTATGCCATTGAATGCATTGTCAAACACCTGAGCAGAACCTTTTTCACCAGAAAGACCAGGTTCAAAGCTGTAATCAAGGCGACGTGCACGAATTTTCCACAAATAGTGGCCGCCCAACATGTTGATGCCTTCACTCACGCTTTGATCCAAACGCTCTGTTATTTCAAAGAACTTGCCATTGCGATCTCCAGGGCGTGTTGATCCATATTGAGTGAGTTGAAACACATCACCAGCTTTGGGTTCAACAGCTTGACTGAGTGCAGGGTATACAGACAATGGTGAGAACGTTGCATAATAAGAACTAATGTGTATAAATGCAGTGATGTTGTCATCTCCATCAAAACCAAAACGTTTGAGCACTGTATTGTCCTCAGTCAATTGAATGTACATCAAGATGTTGGTTGGACCAAAGAATATGCTGGTTGGATCTTCACCATAAATGTTGTCTGCATTGGAAACATTGTAGGTGTTTACATAATATGCAACTGTGCTGCCATATCTATTGATGATTTCCTGCACGCTACTGGAGATCAATTGTTGCTCACCACTGTTGAGAGCACTTTCATTGACATTTACTTGACATTGCAAATTGCCATTGTTGGCACCTGTATAAAAAACATTGCCACAGGTGTTTGGTGTGGGATATGTTCTGACTTGGTAATATGAATTCATTGAATTGGCTTGTAATGCATGATCTTATACACTGGCTTGCCAGTTGCATCCATGTTTCTTACTACTGCTGCATTTATTTTTGAGTTGATTTGCAGCGGCTGATTGTCCTGCATGTTGTTCAAGTCAATGCCATGTGTGTTTTGAATCTCTTGCAAATCTGCATCACCAAGAACTTCTTGCATTGATGGGTTTTGAGTCACCTTGTCAATTTTATTCTTGGTCATTGATTGGGTGTTGATGTTGCTTTGAGCAACAGTATTGGTGGCGCCTGGATTATTCTTTGTTCCAGTGCGCAAACCTGTTGCATTTGCACCACCTGCAACGCGATTGTCTCTAATATTTGAAGACTTGTTGTAGCCAGGTCCATTGGCAAGCTTGATTGCATTTGGATCTGCAGCAGTGTTTTCAAAAAAAGTCTCAAATGTAACAAATGGCATTGAGGTAAGGATATTCATTGTTAAATATTTATGCGTGTTGTGCAAAAGCTATGAGAATATTTAAATTTTATCCCATTGGTCAGGCTAAAAAAGCATTTGCAGCATGGAATTTTGACTGCAATGCTTTTAGTACAGCATTTACAAGCTTTTACAATCATCATTTTTTTGATGATGTTGAATCAATTAGACATTACAACATTGGATTGCGCATTGATAACAAGGATGAAGAGGCGTTTGGGTTGTATGAACTTGGTGGCAGCATATTTTTATGCAATCAAAACATGAGTATTTTGCCAGAAAAACAATTTGAAATACAATTGTTTAAAACACTTTTGCATGAAATCATGCATTGGTTACAATACACTTTTTACAAGTGGTCTGATGAAGAAATAGTCAAAGGTGAAGAGGATCAAAAATGTGCAGCAGAACTCATGTGCAGAAAATTTGAAAAACAGTCCCGACATGTTTTAAAAATATACAGAGCTTTGCTGCGTGTAAAGAAACATGAGTACAGATGTTAAATACAGTTATGAAATTTAATGAAATTGTGGAGTTCTTTCTTGAAAAGAACAGCAGCAAGCACAAACGCAAAAGAAAAAAGGCGAAAGATGAAAATGTTGAGCAATTTGATCATGCTGTAACATTGGAGCATGCACACAAACAAAAGAGAAGCACCTAAATAACAACAATGGCAAGCAATGTTTTTAGTGTTGGTACTACCAATGTACGTTTTTCAATAACAAATTCAAATGTGGATCTGACTGATTCACAAGATAATTTCCAGCCATTTTCATTTTTTGAGTATTTAAAAAATACTCAACAGCTCAACACACCAGAGCTGTTTACGCAAGGATACAATGACTACTTGCATGTTTGGTATTCAACCAAGAATGTGGAACAAACAGTGCAGCGTGATGAAATTCGTCAACGCTACATCGATTTGCTCAAAGACATTGCTTACAACTACACCACATCAGAAGAAAAGCGATTCTTGGCCAACTTGGATTATGATGATGCATCAGATTTATCCATAGCAATTCCTTTTTACGCTCAGAAGCTCAAAGAAATTTGCTTGTTTTATGCTAACAAGCGTGAGTCATTCAAGTTCAGAATTGAAGAAGTAAAAATCAAAGGATCAACACTTTCCATTGAAAAAGCTATTTTCAAAAGCATCATTGATTATCTCTCAACAGATGATGCAATTGCAGCAGCCACAGTAACTGCTGTAGCAAGTGATTTGCAAATCAACATTACAGAATATGTTGATGCTTACAGTTCTTATTTCGATTTAGATCCAGATGCAACAGCAAGTGATTTGCAAATCACAAATGAACTGCGCACCAAATATCTAACAAGCAACACCAATGCTATATCTGCAAATTTATTTTTGAATTTGCGGGATACAATAGCAAATGAAGTGCTCAATACGCCCATTTATTTGAAAGAAATTGGACAGGGGTTGCTGATAAATCCGCGACTTCTTATTCAACAAGCATTGAAGCAGACAGCTTGTGAGCAGACATTGGCACAATTGCTCAACACTTCTGTTGATGCACTATCAAGTTCATATAATCTCAAACGCAAACTCATAGAAAAGTACATTGGAACAGATTTTTATTATTTGTCAACCAATTCACTCACAAATTTTGTTTCTGGTGAACTATTCAAAGCTGCCAATGCAAGTGGAAATTTAATAAACAAGCGCTTTGCCACCACTGCTTCTGTTGCTGAAGATGATTTAATATCACTGCAACAACTGGGCTTGTTCTTCAAGCCAGACAAAATGGGTGTTGTGCAGTTTGCAGCTCCAAGCAAGCGATTCTATGTAGATGCAACCAAGCTTGAAGCAAATAAAATTTATATTTTTCCAGACCCACAAGTGTATGGCAATGTGGATAATTTTCTTTACAGCAATTTAGATTATCCTTTGCTGTATGTAATTGACAATTCTACACATGTCAAAGGTTTGGATCAAGGAGCTGCTCAAGGCAAAATCAAGAGCAGTGAATACTTGCAAAACTTTTATGCATACTTTTCTGAACCAGTTTACATCAATTCCAGCAACATAAATGTTTCATCATTTGATGCAAACATGTTGAGAGTTTTCAACCAAGGCTCGTTTGCTTCATATGCACAGGATGTATATGGCAATGAATATGGTGTTATAAAGAAAGTAGACAGATACAATGAGCAACAGACAAATGAAACAAATGCTTTGGGTCAATGCATAACAATTGATGGCTATGCATTTTATGATGATGAAGTGGGATATGCTTTCAATTATGCACTCACTGGCATAAACTTTGATGGATCCATACGCACTGGGTTGACAGCACAAACAGTTGATAGATTCCCACCGGCAGGTGGCAGCTTTTCAACAGGCTATACTGCGCCAAGTGCAGGCATGTTCTATTTGTCAGGTGACAAGTATACATTATATTTCAGAGAATTTTCACCATTCATTGATTGCAACACAACAGACAACATCACTTGTGCAATAAGAGATGGTGGCTTCTTTGCACCATCAGATGATGAAACGTATCCAGATGTTTCATCAGATTCAATTGCATGGAGCACCAACTCCCGTGTTTACTACTCTACATTGTGTGATGCTGGCATTAGTGCAACCAACTCAATGACACCGGGTCTAACTTCTGCAACATTGACTGCAACCATTATAGCACCAGCATTATTGAGCCCGCTTTATGAATCTTTTGATTGCAGATTATTCCCCAATGATGCATGTGAATTAAATACAGATTACAATTATGCTGGCTTGACCATTTCTTATTTGAATGATGTCAATCCAGAATGCATCTCACAGTTGCAAGCAGTGCAGCAGCTTGGTGATGAGACACTCAATGACGTCAACAGCATGGCTGGTGTGTTGTTGGTAAAAAATATTGCAACAAATCAAATGTATCCATTGTCATCTGCATTGTCAGCGACATTTTCAAAATACAATGATGTTGTGAAACAAGAATTGTACAACAACAGAGTTCAGCACATAAACATTTATTATGATTCCATTGCAGTAAGAACAGACAATTATTTGATTTTTGATAAAATCAAAGTTGCCAATGATGGTACTTTTGAAAAACCAGGCACAGCAAACAATTACATTGCCATTGGCATGGATGAATATTCATCATTATCAAATACATTTTATCTTGAAAAAACAAATGAAGCTTGGGTGTGCAAAACTACATTATTGAATGTTGCATCTGGTGGCAATGAAAAAATCATCTATCCACAAATTTACAAATACTCTGTGGATGATAATAAACTGCAAAGAAAATATCCAGGATTGTTTGTCACAAACCAAACATTGAGTGGTTTGTTTGCAAATGCTCTTTCATCAATCAACATTATAAAAGCAATGGATGCAACATTAACATATGCTGCATTCAATGACAAGTTTAATTTAACATGGACTGTTGTTGATTTAAATGGCTTGAGCTATTTGTTTAGCACTTGGTTCAACTACAAAGATGATGCAATTATTTTTGACGCAGATCAAATAGCAGTTTATAAAACATCTACACAAGCGAATACATTAAATTTCTACTACAATATAAATGAGCTTACCAACGTTGATGTAGCTTCAGCTGCCAATGCATCTTTTGCATCACAAAACAACATACTATATTTCAACTAATGAGCACAACTACAGTTTACTTAACAGGCAACGCATTATCTGCAGATTATGTTAATTTTTATGGTCCTTTTTTGATCAAGGGCACATCAACTGTTGGCTTCAATTTGTATGGCGTCAATGAAGAAACAAATCCAGTTGCAAATATTCATGGTTATTTTGGTGATGGTACTGAATATCAAGATGTTTTAAACTTGCACATTGATTTGTCTTCTTTGGATACCATTGAGATTGCTGAATCTGGAAAAATTCGCTGCATCGCGCAAAATTTTGAGCACATTTATGAAAAAAATCAAACCACATTTGTGGAATATTTGACTGCTTCATTTGCGCTTACATACACATCTCAACGACGCGGCATACACAATGTTGGGCTAATTCATGTAAAAAATTCATATTATGATGATGTTAAGCAGATACATTTAAATGCAACGCAAATGCTGCCTATTTCTTCAAATGATTTGGTAGCTGTTGCTTCAGATGATTCTGGCAATGTGTTTCACATGTACATCAGCAGAACACAGCTAGAATCAGCTGATGTTACTCTAACTACCCCTGCAACAGGCGTATTCTTGGGCCCACGCACCATAAAAAACTGCTATATACTTCAAGCACAGCAAGGTGGTGTTATTGTTCCTTTACTGTCTACATAAATAACACATATGCCTGATATTAAATTATCCATTGATGATCTCCCACCAGCAACAACTGTATACAATGCAGATGTTTTTGTCATTGATCAGTTGGGAAGCGATGGGTATTCAAAAAAGCTTACCTATCAAATTTTAAAGAATACTTTGGCAACTGATGCATTTGTATTGCGTGCTGGTGATACAATGACTGGTGCATTAATTTTAAATACAAGTACACCATCCTTGTCACTTCAAGCTGCTCCAAAAGCATATGTTGATACATTCCTATCAAAAGCTGGTGGCACAATGACGGGTAATTTAATTCTTAATACAAATGCACCAACAAATGCTCTTCAAGCAACTTCAAGAGCATATGTACAAAATAATTTCCTGCCCATCAGCGGCATAGGCACTGGTGAGCAAAACACTGGCATGACAGGTTTCTTGACTCTTTGTGCTCATCCAATTAGTGCGTTTCATGCTGCAACTAAATTTTATGTAGATACTCTCAACCGTCCTGGTGATGGCTCCCCAGTTGGCAGCATTGTTTATTTTGCTGCAAGTGCAGCACCAGTAGGCTGGTTTGAATGCAATGGTGCGGTGCTGGATAAAACAATTTATGTTGATTTGTTCAATGTAATTGGTTATTCTTTTGGTGGCTCTGGCAACCAATTCTTATTGCCTGATTTGCGTGGTGAATTTCTTCGCGGCTGGGACAATGGAAGAGGTGTTGATTCGGGCCGTGCATTTGGTAGTGCGCAAACTGACATCATAAAAAATCATACACACCCCTTCCCTGTTGATCTACCACTTGCATATGGTGGTACATTTGTGGGTACGTGCCAAAGAGGTGACACTGCTCCTGGGCCTGGTGTAAATGCAACATCAGCTCAAACAGGTGGTGGTACTGAAACACGACCACGCAACGTTGCATTCTTGCCTTGCATAAAATATGCAACTGATGCAGCAGTAAATTACCTTGGATTGAGTGCACAGGCTTTATTAAATTATGTTAATAGCCTGAGTCCAAAGTCAGTTGCAAAAGCATGGGTTACTTTTGATGGTACACTTGCCAGCCCGAGTGTAGTGGGTGCAAATTATAATGTATCAACCATAACTAAGAATAGCACAGGGGTATATACTATTACATTTACAACACCAATGGTAGATTTAAATTATTCTATAGTTAGCACAGCAAAAACTACTTTACCTCTCGTGGGTACATTTGGTACAGGTGAAAATACAAGAACGGTAAACAACGTTCAAATAACAACAGGTACTTTTAGTACATTATATGATTCACCGGTTGTTAATGTAGTGGTTTTTGGTAATTAAATATTATGGTAATATTACACGCACAACAAGATAATAAATTAGCAGTAACCGTTCCATGCATTAGTTTGGAATTAGCAATCGCAGCGCTATCAACTAATATATTTAAGGTTGTTGAAACCATTGATATCAACAATGATTTTTTTGATGCATATGAGTTTGATCAAGATAAAGGAGCTGTATTAAACATTGAAAGAGCTAAAGAGATTAAACGCAATCAATTTAGACAAGCTCGCAAACCATTGCTTGAGCAATTGGATGTTGAATATATGCGCGCAGTTGAAGCATCTAATGATGATAAAAAGAAAATCATTGTTGCTAAAAAACAGGATTTACGGGATGTTACTAGCATTGAATTGCCTGATGATGTTGATGAATTAGCCAAATTCTGGCCTGATGTATTGAAAAGTGCTTAAATATAAGCATGCAGGTTTATAATTTTGCAACACATACCCGCAGCTTGAGCTGCACATACCAAACTGATGTAAATTTTTCCCTCAAAGGCAGCAAAAATACAAATCAGCAAGGCATCAACATCTTTCAACATGACGCATTAAAAAACGCAAGAGATGCTCGCATCAACAATTATAGCTCTCTAGTTTTAAGCAATGATGTGCTTGCATCAGATTCATTTGAATTGCAATCCATTGAAACGCCAGTAAAGCGCATTTTATCAACATATTTGGCTGTTTCCATCACCAATGAATTGAATGAAAAGACACGCTATTTGTATTTCAACAATGAAAGAGAAACAACTTCTGACAAGTTTAATGAATATACCTCTCATCAAATGCTGCCGCTGGCAGACATAGTTGAGGAATCACAGCGCTTTTTCAATGTTGAGCTCATTAATGATCAATTTGCTCGCATCAATTACAAATACGATAACAGAAATTATTATTTAGCAGCAAATACAAATCATGATTTATTGTTTGCAAGCAATGCATTGTACAAAGATTTTGCAAATTTAAATTTTAACTTTGTTGATGAAACAACATTCTTTTATGTGCTAGATGAACCTTCAAATACATTGTTTTTGCTCAAGCCTTTGCCGAACAATGTAACAAATGGCTTGGGATTATCTGCTGCTGATTCAACTAAATTACAGCTTTTGAGTGCAGTAAATTCTGCCAATTATTATGCATTCAATACTTTTAATTTTAAAATTAGAGACAACATTGACTTGATTGCAAAGAAACTCAACACATCACAAGCAACATATAATGTTGAAAACATTGATGACTTGGATGTATTAGATACAACACAAGACTTAACCAACAATATTCTCTTTGCATCACAATATAATGCTGCATCAACAAGAGACATCCCTACAAAACCGCTGATATTAAAAAATCAACATTCATTGATGTCTCATGTTGATGAATGCAGTTACACAAACCTACTCAATGGATTGCCAGGACCACAATTGCGTAATTACACAACCATCATCACCGGCAATGAGCAAGAAAAAGGCAATGATTCAATTGCCATCAATTATGTAGTATATGCTAATGATTATGTAGCAAAACCAGATGCATATACAATATTCAAAACCTCAAGTGATTTGTATCCTTATCATCAGCTCAACATCAATGATTCTACTCTGGTGCGAGATGGATCTCTAGGCGGTAATAATCCATATACATCTGATCAACTGTTTATGCAGAAAAATACTGCACAAGGAATGGATGGTCAATATCTCTGCACGTGGCTTTCTGGTAGCAATTGGGTTGATAGGTACTACAACAACAATAAAATGTCTCCCATGGATGCAGCAAAAGCAGTCAATGCTGTATATGGTACATATGAGAGTTATGTTGAGCAATTGCTTGAATCAAATGATTTAAACTATGACTTTTTTGATAAAAAAAGTGATTTTATATTTGAGCCCAACAAAGAGTATTTTTATTATAGAATGGGCAGCAAAAGAGTTGATGAACAAATCAACAACTACAGCAATCACTTGCTTCTTAGTTCATTGCAGTGGAAGACAAGCAATAATCAAAATATTGCAGCATCTAATGATTACAAATGTGATGGCAATTCATTTGCGGTCTTTAAACAGTATGAAACTATAAATGATGCAAGTCAAATGACCATTTCATTTTGGCTTGACAGTCTTGATTGGTCTAAAATTAATGCTCATGAAATAGTTGGCAATGTTACAAATGCTGGATTTGGCATCATCAAAGATCCACTTGTGACACCCCTCATCATGGTGCAGAGCTCATCAGCAATTCATATTCTCAACAGCGATTTTGTTGAAATAACAAAAACAGCTGTTTCTGGTGCTTCTTTTTTAACAAGATCTGATGCATTGGATGCTTTTCAAGGCATTTCAAACAATGGAACAGTTTATAAGCTTCAAGCAGATGGTACTTTGTATGATAAAAAGAATTTTAATGAAAGCATCATTGCAACTACATACGCAAATGATGTAATTTATAAATTGCATGGCAATGGCTATGATGTAAGTGCATTTAATACCATTACAGAGCAGACATCCACATATACTGTTGATTTTAACTCACAAAGCATACTATACGTTGATGGTGCTTTGCGCGGCTTTGCTGGAACTAAGACTCTTGCATATGATGATGATGCAGTTATGTTTTTATACAATCAAAATCAGTTGGTGTATAAAAATTATGCAACAAATGATCAATATGTAGCATTTAAAACGCTGTCTTCATCCACTGATGTTGGCTTCATTGCTGACTTTGCTTTGGATGATGAAAGAAATCTATATGTGCTGCACAACAATTACAAAATATCTAAATTTGATGCTGATCGCGTGCTGCAATACACAATTTCTATGCAAAGCTTGCTATCCAGTGCAAGTGCCACAAACATTGCAATTGATTTGTGCTATGAGTATAAAGATGATGCTAAAAATAAAAGTCTCATTGTTGTGGCCAATGATTCAAAACAAAAATTATCATTTGCAAAAATAGCAACTACTGGTGCAATTCAAACATTTGTACAAACAAACATAACAAAGTCTGCAGCTGGTGTTTTCAACCTCACCAATGCACAATATTTGCAACAGATTTATGCTGATAGAAGAGATGCTTTTGATTTTGTATTAAAATTGCCAAATTATTACAATAGCCATGATTTTACATCAGTAAAATATACTTTCAATGCTTCTGATTTTAACTCTGGAATGCATCATTTTGCACTTAGAATTGATGCAAAGCAGGGAAATGCATCTTTCTTTGTGGATGGCATCTTAAAACAAAATGTTTATATTCAAGCTGCTAAATTTATGCATTTGCCCTTGCTGCAAAGCAGCATTTGCTTTGGTGCAACACATTTTAGCAACGGCAATACTCTTGCAAACTTCTTGCAGCAGCAAAGAGTCTATTTTGCAAGCAATGTCACAATAAGTTATCCGCGAATTTATAGTGCAGCATTGCAAGATAATGATATTAAATTGCTTTGCATGCAAAAAACCAAAGTACAAGATTTAAATTTTCACTTGCCTTGTGGACAACGCAATAATTTAGATAAAATTAAGCAGATGTTTGCATGGGGAACACCTGGCTTCAAGAGCAGCAACATAAAAATAACTGTCAAAAACAGCAGCATAACATCTGATGCTACTAAACAGGCATTAAAAACTCAAATTTTGCAGGAAATTACTGATGTGCTGCCCATCAATACAAATGTAATTGATATTGAATTTGCAGAATTTGATTAAATAGTTGAGTGATAAATTATTCAAAAACAAAGGTAGGTTTTACTAATGGTGCAGATTTTGTACTTTCAGCAAATAGCTATGTTGGTTATTATCATGTAATTGATGGTAGTGCTTATCAAGGTGCTAATATTTTAGATATTAGTCTGCCGCTTGAGGCTAAAAATAATATTTCAGCAGATGCTTTGCTATCTGAATTTTTGTATGATAGAATAATTGATGATGCTGTCTCTCTGCCTTATTCATTGAATGATATACTTGTAGCACCCAATGAAACCTGCAATGCTCGTGTGTTCAATGATAGACTTGAAAAACTCTACACCAATGCAATTTACCTGTATAACAATTTATTTTTAGCTAGCAACAATATACCCAATGGGTATGACAGAGCTGCAGGAGTTTCCAAAGCAACTAATACTTTGTCATGGTCTCAAGAAAGTGCACAATCTGGTGCTTCTTTTGCTCCATTTGCATCAGCAGGATATGCAGTTGTAGATGATGCAATACAATTTACTACAGTAAAAACATACAGCAACGATTATGTATTTTTTGGTATAACGCCTACTCACTTTGTTGCTCTTTCATCAAACAAAGATTTGACAGCATTTGATGTTGCAACAACCAATGAGTATGTTGCAGAAAATAATGATTTGAAATTTACACAGCTTGCAAGCTTTAGTGTGGCAGGCAAATATGCGTTTTTATGTGATGCTGCGCAAAATACAATTTATAAATATGATGTTTCTGGTTATTTTTCAGGAGATGCAACCATCTACAATCGTCGCATTTTAATAGACAGCATTGGTGGATTTGGCAGTGCATTATCAAAGACCAAATTTGATTCACCAAACATTGTATTTGCTGTTGAACCTTTGAATCGCTTGTATGTAAATGATAGCAACAACCGATGCATAAAAATATTTGATACTAGCTTTTCATATGTTGCAACAAAAACTTTTGCAGCAGGTTCTAATACTATTGTAAAGTGCTTTGGATATAATCCTATTTTGCAGCGCATTTACTATGTAACAAAAAATGCTATTACACAGGAACATACTATACAAATATGTGATGCTGATTTAAATGCAGAAGAGACTTATGGCTTGCCAGATGCATTGGAGCAAAATGAAGACTATGCAGGTTTTGTTTTTTCAAAGAATGATTCTAATATTTTTTACTTGTTCACCAATCAAAATGTGTTTAAGAAATTTGTTAATAAGCCAAATAAAACCATAGGCAAATGGCTGCTATACAAAAGTGGAATAACAGCAACACACATTTGGAATCTAGAGAATTCATTGTATAATTTGGCACAATGGAATTGGAATGAAGGTGAAATATCAATAAGAACAGCTCTCAGCATTAACGGCATGTCTTCTTTCTTTATTTCTGACATTGATGAAAGAGAAGAAATATTTTTGTTTGCGGGTGCCAACGACAAATCTTTTAACAGAATATTGCATTATACAGAAACAAATATTTTCAATACTGCATTGGGTGCTACTGTAATTAATGCATACAACATCTCCCAGGCCACAGTGGATGATAATGAATTTGTAAATGCCATGGTCATAAACAAAGAGTTGTATAAAATTGCTTACAACATTTTAAACATCATAAGATTCATCACAAGCAGATATGCAGCAGAATATGATTTCTTGAATAATCTTGTATTTAAGAATACCATTGCTTTAACTGATGAAGAATTTGCTTTGATAAATTTTGTTAATTTAAAAAATCTATATGTGCATGAAAATGAAATCATGAATAGCATTGGACCAATCAATAGGTGCTTCAAAGAGTTGTGCAATTTGCAAAATAATGCATTGCAAATTGTGCGCACACGCATCAATAACTTCGTTTCATCGCTTTCTGGCACACAAACAATTATTTTAAACTAACTCATGTTATAAATAACTACAATGGCATCACAAACACTAACAGACCAAACAGTAGCTTCAACATATCAAGGCGTTTTGCATGCTAATGGGGAAGCATTGCCAGCTGTTTCTACAGCAATAATTTATGATGGCAGCGGACAAATTTCTTCTCTGAGATTGGGCGTTTCAGGTCAAGGAGCTGCTGTTGCAGGAGGGTTTTCATGCTCACAACAGCTGACAGCAGGTGAAATAAGATATACCACAGTAGATTCTGCATCTGGTGCCAATTTTCCGCTGGTTTCTGATGGAAACAAAACAGCAGTGTTTGGTCAAATGACATCAAGAGCTTTGATTGATTTAACCCCCAATCCTGAGGGCAATTATGGAAGTATCAAGAGCATCTCAGTCAACTCCAAGGGCCTAGTGACGAGTGTCTCGCCAGATTTTAGTCGAACAGCATATGCAAGATTTATAAACAAGGATGAGACGTGCACTTATACAGTAAATCAGCTGATTATTACTGTAACTAAAATAGGGCACGGAATAACAGCCGGTCAAATAGTGTATCTCAAAAAGACAACAACACCGTCATCTTTTGCAAGTACAAAATTTATTGTACAAACTGCTAATTCAACACAATTTACCGTTGCAAATACAGTTGGTTTGCCTGATGCATCTTCAGGCAGCCTCGTACTTGACTTGTATATCAAGAGTTCAGAAAATGTGCAGAGCATTGAGAGAATGAGCACTGGAATTTACAAACTTACATTTGTCAATTCATTTAATAACTCAAACTATGCAACAGTATGCAATGCAGCATATCCTAATACAACACCTACCGATCTAGAAAATCTTCAAGCAAATGTTGTTTCAACCGCAGATGATAGTGTCACGATTAGAGCTTTTTATATAACGAATGGGGATCAAGTAATTGAATATGATGATGGTGATTTGAGTGTCATTTGTCAAGGCAATAGCTTGCAAGGCGGTTCATCTGTTTCATTACAATTTAACAAATATGTTTTTGACAATTATAGCTTTGGCCCAGCAGCAGGTGGAACATACAATAGAATAGTTGATGTAACACCTGCTTACATGGTAAATAATAATTATACTGCCATTGTGATTGGTTCACATCTCGGTAATGCAGGTTGTCCTGGTACTGTTCAGTCTTTTTCACATACTACACTTATCAATGGAAGCATAAATTCTCTACTGACTAGCAACATGACAAATCCATATTGTCATAGTTATGCTTATGGTGTAGCATTCATGTTTGAAAACAAATTGTACTACCACCAATTTTATGATGCAACATGCAATACATTGGGCGGTGCACCAAATGCAACCTATGATACAAACAGCAGTGATGCAATCAATATAATTGTAGGTGGAATGGGTGTTGCAGCCGGAAGCCCATGCAATATTTTATATTTTTATAATACAGTAGTAAATCAATCTGCTTCATGTGCAAAATCCTGGTTAACAGACTTGATTAACAATCACTTCAACAAGTTTCAAGTAGTTAATTCTATAAATTTCAATCAAACTGTAGTTGGTAATGGCTCTTGTGGAGGTACATGGGCTACATATAATAACTTTATACGCTACGTTCCATAATTATGCCTGATATTAAAATAGTTAAATTAAAACTACGTCGTGGTACTGAAACTCAACGCAAATTGGTTGTTTTGGATCAAGGTGAACTTGGTTATGTGACTGATACCAAAAGAACATTTGTTGGGGATGGCAGCACTTTGGGAGGAACTATAATTGGAACAAAAATCTTTACACCCATTGCAAGCAATAAAACAGGCTTAAATGCCTATGCTGGTGATGTAGTTGTTGAAAATAATTTGATGTACCAATTGACTGGTTCAAATGCTGGTCAACTCTCAGCATGGAAATTAATTAGCCCCATTGTTGATAATTCTACCATTGATTTGGGAGCATCAAATGCTCTACGCATTAAACCTGATGGAGTAGGCATTGCTCAACTTGGCAACATCACTTACAATCTAGGCGGTATAGTAATGAACAACACTCAGGGACTGAGTGCAAATGTTGATAAAACTACCATCATTGTTAATACATCAAATCAGCTAGCCATCAGCACTGTTTATGCCAGTAGCATCATTGGGCAAATCAACAACTCTCAAATTAATACTGCCACTCTTGCTGGTAGTGCATTGCAAAGTGTAGGAAATAAACTAGATGTTCAGGTGGATAATTCCACAATTGTAATATCTTCCAATCAATTGACAGTAGGAACGCTTGATGCTAGCAAGATCTCAACCGGAACCTTTGGTGCAAATCGCATTGATGCTTCTGTTGTAGGTCAGGGACTGCAGGGCGGTGGTGGTGTTGCAATTTCAACCAGCCTTGATCTCAACTCATTAGCATTTAACAACAGCAACCAAATTGTACTCAACACACTTTATAAAGCTGCGCGCATTCCGCTCAGCTCAAATGATGTTAACTTTGGCGGCTTTACAACTAGCTATGCAACGGCTTCTGCATTAGCAACTATCAACAGTGCTTTGAGCACAGTGAGCACCATGATAATTATTGGTGCTGGCACCGGCTATACTTCTGCTCCATCCGTCTCTGTTCAGCCTCCATCAGCTGCACCAGGTTTCATTCCAGCATCAGCAAGTGCTGTAGTTTATAATGGGATGCTTTCTGCAATTACTATAACTAATGCAGGATCAGGTTATAATTTTATACCGCAGATAATAATTGATCCACCACCTCATAGAGAGACATTGTATCAGGTGGTTACTGCAACTACTACAGGTGGTGTTATACCTGTGTCTCAAACATATGAATTATCATCTGCAGGCTTTGTAATGATGAATTTTGGTAGCGAAATGGGAATTTTAGCCGTTCCGGTGTTTAAAGTACCCACAGCATTGCAAAATTTAACAGTTGCTACTGTAACAGTGTAAATTTAGCTGCATGCATTAAATACAGGCATGAGTAGCGGTGCTAATAAAATTGAAATTACACAATCAACCCTTTTAAAACTTCTTGTTCGTCGTGGCTCCAATGAAGAGCGCAAAAACATAGTTTTATCAGAAGGTGAATTGGGGTATGCAGTTGACACAAAAAAACTTTTCATTGGTGATGGTGCAAATGTGGGTGGCGTGCCTGTTACAACACAGGTTTATTATGGTGCCACTTCACCAATTGCTTATAATGCAGCAACCATAGGTGATTTTGCCTATGATTCAACAGAAGGTGCTTTGTATGTATTAACAGGTGATGATCCAACCACCATCGGCGATTGGGGAATTGTTGCTAATGATGTGCGCGTTGATGATGCAACAATGCAATTGATAACATACAATGGTGTTCCAAATACTCTTGCTGTTAAGACTGTTAGCGCAGCACAGCTTGACCCAAATTTGCCTGGAACTGGTTTGGAATACAGTGGTGTGCCCATCAGAACCATTCAAACCACTGCAGATCAAGCTTTTGATAGCATCAGTTTGCGCTCTGCTGCAGCATTGCAAATACCTACCACCTTACAATTCGGTACAGCTGGTGGAGCAACTCAATATTCAATGCCACCCTTTGATGGTCCCAATGGATACTCATTGGTCACAAATGGTAATGGTGTTCTTGAATGGAAGCCTGGCAATTCTGTTACGGAGTATTTGGTTTTGACTGGCAACCAAATACCAGTTGGCACAATATTACAGTTTGGATCTGGTGGCAACTTCCAACGAGCTGTTTCTAGTTATGATGTGCCTTATGGATATTTTTTATGTGATGGTAGAACGCTTTCAGGAACTCAGTATCAAGCTCTCTGTGAAGCAATTGGAACGTTTTATGGAACTGCATCTGCTGGAACATTCAAAATTCCATCATTAACAGCATCAAATTATGTTTACCTCATCAAATATCTTGAGGATCAATATGTTGAGCCTGTTACAATTTCTCTTGAAAACAGCCTCACTGGCTTAAACGTTACTGCATCAACATCGGTTTCATCTTTTGAAATTCCACAAAGTTCTGCTGTTGAAATTCGCTTGGGTGTTCCTGACTATGTTAGCAAGACTTATGTTGATTCTATTTTCTCCTCTTTGGTGGTTCAAAATACTGTTTATAAGCTAGCAAAAATGTCTGAACCTAATTGCAGCAATGGTATAAATGCTCTAGGCTTTACAGCATTCATAGACAAACGTACCAAGGCATTGAGATTCAGCGGCTTGGATAGAAGTGGTGCTGCCGGTATTAGCAATATACAAAATAACTGCACTCTAATCCTCATTGATTCACCCATAGAATATGGTGATGCATATGAATGTGCAGAAGAGATATATGGTGCAGAAGCCACTACATTTGTAGTCACCAACAGTGGCAATGTGTATGCAGCTGGTGATAATAATTATGGTATAAATGGCACAAACAATTCCGCCACAGGTGGTATAAATGCTGCAAATTCTAGATATACCAAACTTACATTCCCTGCGGGTGCAGGCAAGGTTACAAAAATAAGCATTGGTGGTGCTTGGTGGAATAGCGGGTCTTCTGTACGGCATGCTTTTGCATTGACAGAATCCGGCAGCGCATTTGCATGGGGGTATAATGGATATGGACAAACAGGCCGTAATTCTTTGACAACTCAAGTAACATCACCAACCTCAACTCACACTGGATCTCTTTCTGACAAATTAGTAAGCAAGATATATTCATTCTGTGGCGATACATATGGTTATTCTTTTGCCATTGATACATCTGGCGGCGTGCACGCCTGTGGCTATGGTGGTAGTTATAATTTTGGAAACAACTCAACATCCAATATAAACACTGGTTGGAGAAGCTTAAATAGAACTGCAGATGAAATCTATGCTGCAGTTGGTGGTTTTAACCAACATGCCACTTACTTGCTCTCTGGTGGCAAGCTGTGGGGTAGTGGATATAA